GATCGAGATGGTTGGCTCAAAAATGGCCAAGCCTCCTGTGAAAGGCAAAGAGCCGGAGTATTATCAGGTTCATTATTTGCCCTTCACAAAAGAAATGAAGGCCGAGCTGAAAAAGAAAGGAATGCCGTTGTATAGCGGAGCGCCTGCTGCTGGCCTACTTGCGGGCGAAGAAGATGCGGGTGAGAATCAGCAGAAGGGCTTACTAGGAATGTAAAATGGCCATTACAAATTACGCAAACCTCCAGACCACCATTGCGGACTTTCTAAACCGCGACGACCTGACGTCTGTGATCCCGACGTTTATTCAGTTGGCTGAGGCTCAATTCAACCGTGATGTGCGTCATTGGCAGATGGAGGCTCGCTCTAGCGGGCAGCAGTCTGCTGGCGATCAGTACATGCAGATTCCGGCTGACTGGCTGGAGACCGTTCGCTTTCATGTGACCGGCGGCGGCACTAGCCCGCTCGACCTGATCTCGCGCGCTGCTATGCAGGACAAGCGCGCAGGAGCCGAGGACACCTCCGGCACTCCTCGCTACTACTGCCATGCAGACGGTCAATTTGAACTGTATCCGACCCCGGATGCGGACACGGATGTTGAGCTTCTTTACATCGCCAAGATTCCTGACTTGGCAACGAACTCCACGAACTGGCTGCTCACCGATGCGCCAGATGCGTACCTGTACGGATCTCTCTTGCATTCAGCACCATATTTGCAGGAAGATGCGCGTGTGGCTGTCTGGGCGCAGATGTACTCTGCGGCAGTGGCCAGATTAAATGAAGCGTCAGAACAGGCGCGTTACTCTGGCTCCGGCCTAGCACTCAAAGTAAGGGGATTGGGATGAGTTTTTCCAACTATCTTGAAACTAAGATTCTTGACCATGTATTTGGCGGCACTGCCTATACTGCACCGGGCACGCTGTATTTGGCATTGTTCACTGCTGCGCCGGGCGAAGCTGGCGGCGGCACTGAAGTATCCGGCACTGCATACACCCGCAAGAGCGTAGCATTTACGACCTCTGGCGATACCACCAGCAACACCGCAGCAGTCGAATTCGACACCGCTGGCTCCGCATGGGGTACGGTTACTCATGTTGGTATTTACGATGCGTCAACTGCTGGCAATCTGATGGCTTACGCGGCCCTGTCTGCCAGCAAGACCATCGAATCTGGCGATGTGTTCCGTGTGCCAGCAGGTGATCTCGACATTACCTTGAACTAATACTTTGACGCGAGGAGCCAGACATGGCGCTAGTAATTAAAGATCGCGTCAAGGAGACAACGACTACCACAGGTACTGGCACGCTGACGCTTGCTGGTGCTGCTGGTGGTTTTCAGGCGTTTTCTGCGATTGGCGATGGAAATACGACCTATTACGCCATAACCGATCAAGCCACTGGCGATTGGGAAGTTGGCATTGGTACATACACCGCTTCAGGCACAACCCTGTCGCGTGACACCATCCTCGCGTCAAGCAATGCTGGGTCTGCGGTAAATCTTTCTGCTGGAATCAAAAACGCATTTGCGACATATCCAGCAGGGAAAGCTGCGTTTTTTGATGATATTCCGACAAACAATAATCAGCTAACCAATGGCGCTGGTTATATCACCGGGAATCAGACCATCACGCTTTCGGGCGATGTTTCTGGTAGCGGCACAACCAGCATTTCTGTCACCGTTGCTGACGATTCGCACACGCACGACACTCGGTACTACACCGAAACTGAGATTGGAAACTTTTTCAGCGGCTTGACTGCGATCACCGGTTACAGCAAAACCAACTGGGATACCGCATACACTTGGGGTAATCACGCATCTGCTGGGTATCTGACCGGCAACCAGACGATTACGCTGTCTGGTGACGCTACAGGCTCTGGCACGACCGCAATTACCGTTACGGTAGCTGACGACAGCCATAACCACATTATCAGCAATGTGGATGGCCTACAGACTGCTCTGGATGGAAAGCAGTCTCTTGATGCTGATTTGACTGCGATTGCAGGTTTGTCTTCTGCGGATGGGAATTTCATCGTAGGTAGCGCGACTGGCTGGGTTGCTGAATCTGGGGCGACTGCTCGCACAAGTCTTGGCCTTGGTGCTCTAGCAACTCTCTCGACAGTTGATGCCGCAACTATTACGGATAATTCCGTAGGGGCTGCTGAACTGAATGTCACCGGCAACGGTACTACTTCGCAATATCTGCGCTCTGATGGCGATGGTACTTTCACTTGGGCGACCCCAACGGATACCAACACTACCTACAGCGCTGGTACTGGCTTAACACTAAGCACTACGACCTTTAGTGTTAACTACGGCACAGCCGCTGGTACTGCTTGTCAGGGTAACGACTCACGCTTAAGCAATAGCCGTAAATGCAACAACACATTCGACAGCGCGGCTACAGCGCGGACTAACTTGGGTCTTGGCTCGCTTGCAACGCTTTCAACAGTCAACGCAGCCACGATTACCGACAACTCTGTCGGGGCAGCAGAACTAAATGTCAGTGGTAACGGCACAACTAGCCAATATTTGCGTTCTGACGGTGACGGCACATTCACTTGGGCAACGCCTACCAACACCACATACTCAGCGGATGGCAACTATGGTCTGACATTATCTGGAACGACTTTCCGGCTTGAGGACGATCGCAGACGCAATAGTTCAACCGTTGACATTTACTCTGGCAATACGCATGACTACACGTTCTATGATGCTTCACACGGTATCAGATGGTACACAGCGGGCGCTGAAGATATGCGCTTGCAAGATAATGGAACACTGCACGTTGACGGTGACGTTGTTGCATATTCGACAACAATTTCAGACGAGCGTTTGAAAGAAAACATTGTTGGTATTGATGGTGCACTAGACAAAGTGTCACATCTCAATGGCTACACCTTTACCTATAAGGCTGACGGTAAAATCTCAGCCGGTGTAATTGCACAAGAAGTAGAGAAGGTATTACCTGAAGCTGTCAGCGAAATGGAGCTACCATTGAAAGCTGACGATGGTCAAGAATACAAGGTGGTGAACTACGATGCGCTCCACGGCCTGCTGATTGAAGCTGTCAAGGAATTGACGGATCGCGTCAAAGAACTGGAAGCGAAGGCATAACAAATGCTTGGGTTTCAGCCATACTCTGCGGCTGCTTATTCTGATCTTGGCCTAACTGGCGTTACCCATGAAGGGTCTGCAACTGTAGCCGCAGAGGCAGCCGGATCTGCTTCAGGCGCTCGCACATTTTCGCAATCTGCTGCAATTACTGGCACATCAGCAGTTTCTGCATCGGCGCGCCGTGTTCCAGAGGGATCTGCGCTTGTCAATGGCACATCCACGACAACGGTAAATAGCACTGCGAATGGCTCTAGGGTTCGTGAAAGCAGTGGAACTTCAGCAGCAGCATCGGTTGTATCTATTTCGTTTATTCGCGAGAGGAATACAGGCGGAACAGCTTCTTGCGAAGGAACAGTAACAACAATCGCTTATAAAACAGCAAGTGGGGCTGCCGCCATATCCGCAGCAGCGTCACTTTCTGCCGCATTCAAACGAGTAAGAGAATCGGCAGGAGCAATTTCCGCCGCCGCATCTATTGCTGGCGATTCAGAGCGGATTCATTTAGGCGCATCTGAAATTTCAGCAGAAGCGTCAATATCAGCAAATGGAGTTTCAACTTTAGTTGGCGCTGCTACGATTTCTGCATCGGCATCTAACACGGCTGCCGCTGGATATGTGCTGAGATCCGCATCTGCTGTATCCGTGACATCTGTTACCGTAGTGATTGGCCGCGAAAAATGGGAAACTATCCCGGTAGGTTCAAATACTTGGACAAAAATACCTGAAGCGTCCGACACTTGGACAAAAATAGCCGCCTAAAGGGGATTTACGATGGCTGATACGACTACATCACCGCTTGGCTTCACAAAGCCTGAAGTTGGGGCTTCTGAAGACACTTGGGGAGCAAAACTGAATGCCAACTGGGAGGCTGTGGACAACTGCCTTGATGGCACGACAGCAATCGCTCCGAATCTGACGGCTGGATCATGGAAAGTTGGCGGCACTGCTGTCACTTCAACCGCAGCAGAATTGAATATTCTGGATGGCGTAACTGCTACTGCGGCAGAATTGAATATCCTTGACGGCGTGACGGCTACTGCCGCAGAACTAAATTATGTCGATGGCGTAACTAGCGCAATCCAGACCCAGTTGAATGCTAAAGCTGCTTTGGCTGGTAGTGCGTCGCAGAACTTTTCTGCGCAGACGCTGAGCGCCACGACTGCAAATGTAACGACTGTCGACCTTGGAAACTGGACGATTACTGAATCTGCCGGCGTGCTGTACTTTGCCACTAGCGGCACAAACAAGATGAAACTTGATGCGTCCGGCAATTTGACTGTTGTTGGTGACATCACAGGTTTTGGAACTATCTAATGACTGTCCCCGCCACAGGTGCTGTTTCTTTTAGCGATATTCGTGATGAATTTAATGACACGAATCCAGTAAGTTTTTCTGAACTTTACAGAAATGGCGGCCTTGTAACCGGAAACAACACAAGCGTGCCTACTTCTGGCGAGGTTTCTATTTCTGATTACAGAGGAGCTTCGTTCCAGATCGCTTCTGGAGGGACAGAATCAACCGCTGGCGGATATAAGTACCATGTATTTACATCTTCAGGGACGCTTTCTGTGTATAACGCACAGAATTATGAAATTTTAATGGTAGCTGGTGGCGCTGCTGGCGCTACATCTGCGGCAGTCAATGGCGCATCAGGTGGTGGCGGCGCAGGCGGTCGAATTTACCAGTCAGCAAAATCCTTGTCTGCGGGAAGCTACTCGATTGTGATTGGGGCTGGTGGCGCAGCATCTTCCTCGTTTGGAACTGCTGGTGCTAACGGCAGCAACACGACTGGATTCAGTTTAACCGCAACTGGAGGCGGTGGCGGTGGCGTTGGCAATACTTCAAACGGCAAAACCGGCGGCTCTGGCGGTGGTGGTGGCTGGAATACATCTGGCGGCAGCGGCACATCAGGGCAAGGAAATTCTGGCGGGAATGGGTTCCCCGCTGGAGCTGACACCAGCTACGCCGGCGGTGGCGGTGGCGGCGCAGGAGCATCTGGGCAGGCCGGGACAACTAGTAAAGCTGGCAATGGCGGCGTAGGCGTTTATTACTCTCAATTTTCATCTTGGGGGCAGTCTGGATATTTCTCTGGCGGTGGCGGTGGCGGCGCTAAGACAACGGCGGGTTCTGGAGGGACTGGCGGTGGCGGCGCAGGCCGCGCAGGACAAGGCGGTACTGCAACCTCTGGCACATCAAATACCGGTGGTGGCGGCGGTGGCGGTGGCGATTCTGAATTTGGAGACTTGCCAAAAGGCGGCTCTGGTGGTTCTGGGATCGTAATTGTGAGATACGCGATATGACGATTGTCTCTTCAGGCCAAATTTCAATACAGAGTATTGTTAATGAATTTGGAGGTTCTGCGCCGCACGCGTTAAGCGAGTATTACGGCTCTGGCGGAGCGCCTTCGTCTGGAGAAATTTCCATTGCTGATTTTTACGGCAGGTCAAACGCACAATATGTCGCGGCGACTGGCGGCACTATTACTACTAGCGGCGACTACAAAATCCACACTTTTACGAGCAGCGGAACTTTCAATATCACAAGTGCTGGCAACGCCGCAGGGTCAAATACTTTTGAGATCCTTAGCGTTGCCGGTGGAGCCGGTGGCGGAGGTTGTCGTTCTTTTGCGGGGTCTGGCGGTGGTGGTGGTGCAGGGGGTGTTTACTACTCTGCAAGCATTTCGGCGTCTACTGGAGCAAAAACCGTCACTATTGGCGGCGGCGGTGCTGGTGGGCCTGCTGGACAAAACAGGGGTTCTAGTGGCGGCAACACCTCAATGACAGGCGTAACCACTGCGAGTGGTGGTGGTGGTGGTGGTACTGGCAGTGGTACTGGTACAGACACAGCAAATTCAAATGGCGTAAGCGGTGGATGCGGCGGCGGTGGCGGCTTCCGAGCAAATACTACAGCTACTGGCGGTACTGGTAGCCAAGGCGGGAACGGCGGTTCTTATTCTTTAGGACAGCAATCTCCTTATGGCGGTGCTGGTGGTGGTGGTAAGGGAGCCAATGGCGGAAACAACCATTGCGGCGCGGGCGGGGCTGGTTCTGCGTATTCTATTTCAGGAACTAGCACTTATTACGCTGGCGGCGGTGGTGGCGGTGGTGAAAACTGTTCTGGCGGTGCAGGCGGTATTGGTGGCGGTGGCAATGGCCGACAAAACGCTAACGGCAATGCAGGAACAGCAAACCGTGGCGGCGGTGGTGGCGGTGGTGGTGGGTACAACGCTCACTCAGGCGGCTCCGGCGGCTCCGGCATTGTTATTATCAAATACAGATTCCAAGCGTAGGTAATCTCATGGCGCATTTCGCAAAGATCGACGAAAACAGCATTGTTGTTGAAGTTATTGTCGCAGAGCAGGATTTTATTGACTCTGGTGTTGTTGGCGATCCAACTCAATGGGTTCAGACCAGCTACAACACTCGTGGCGGCGTTCACTACTCACCAGAAACTGGCGAGCCGGACGGTGGCGAGGCTCTGCGCAAGAACTACGCAGGCATTGGTTTCAAATATGATGTAGATCGTGATGCCTTCATTCCACCACAGCCGTATGCAAGCTGGACTTTGGTAGAAGAAAGCTGCTTGTGGCAGTCACCAGAGCCGATGCCTGAAGTACCTGTAGACGAAGCAGGACAGCGAACCGGCAGCTATATGTGGTCTGAAGATGAGTACAACGCAGGTAATGGTGGTTGGGTATTCTTAGCATTTGAAGGTGAATAAAAATGCCGCTAATTCCGCTGCAAATTCCGCCCGGCGTTTACCGGAACGGCACAGACTTTGAGGCATCCAATCGCTGGACGGATGCCAATCTTGTGCGCTGGCACAATGGGTCAATGCGCCCAGTTGGCGGATGGTCTACGCGAGTATCTTCGGCCTACGCAGCAGCGCCTCGCGCAATGCACGCATGGTCTGACAATACAGCGGGGTCAAATCTTGCGGCAGGCACATACGAAAAGCTGTATTACACCAATGTGTCTGGCACGACATACGACATCACTCCAGTAGGATTTACTGCCGGATCTGAAGATGCTTCGGTCAATACAGCGTATGGCGGCAATTATTACGGCACAGGCTTTTATGGCGTAAGCCGCCCAAATTCAGGCGTATTTCAAGAGGCGACAACTTGGTCGCTCGACAACTGGGGCGAATATCTAGTTGCCTGCTCTACTGACGATGGCGATTTGTATGAATGGCAACTTGATACTGGAACGCCTGCTGCTGCCATCAGCAACGCTCCAACAGGCTGCAAAGGACTTGTTGTAACCGAAGAGCGGTTTTTGTTTGCGCTTGCTGCCGGAGGAAACCCGCGCAAGGTTCAATGGTGCGACCGTGAAGACAACACAACTTGGACTCCAGACGCTACCAACGAAGCTGGCGACTTTGAGTTGCAGACTTCTGGTCAAATCATGTGCGGCCTGCGCATGCGCGGCAGAACGCTGATCATCACAAACAATGATGCACACATCGCAACTTACAGCGGCCCGCCGTATGTTTACGGTTTTGAGCGCGTTGGTACAGCCTGTGGCGTTATTGCGAGAAAGGCCGCTGTGGCCATTGACCAAGGCGCATTTTGGATGGGCGCACAGGGCTTCTTCGCGTTTGACGGATCTGTTGCAAAGGAAATCAAGTGCGATGTTACTGACTATATTTTCTGCGACATCAACTTAAACCAAATCAGCAAAGCCTACGCCGTCCACAACAGCAAGTTTGGTGAAATCTGGTGGTTTTATCCAAGCCAGAATTCACTCGAAAACGACCGTTATGTGGCCTACGATTATCTTGAAGGGCATTGGGAAGTTGGCCAGATTGATCGCACCGCAGGTGTGGATAACGGCATATTCAGCGATCCAATCTGGGCAGACGCATCTGGAAACCTGTACGACCACGAACTGAACGCATCACTTGGGCATGGCGCATACACGCCGTTTGCCGAAACTGGACCAATCTCACTCGGCAATGGTGATTCTGTGATGAAGGTCAACAATCTGATTCCAGACGAGCGCAATCAGGGCGATGTCGAGGTTACATTCAAGACGCGCTTCCATCCGAATGACACAGAACGCACCTATGGGCCATACAGCATGTCAAATCCGACATCTGTGCGGTTCACAGGCCGGCAGATCCGCATGCGCGTAGAAAGCGCTAAGAATGTTTGCTGGCGCGCTGGGATCATGCGTATTGAAGCATCTCCGGGTGGCCGTAGGTAATGGCACAGGAAATACCGCCACCACCACACGGCGCAAGCTGGTCTGCGTGGGGTGAGCGCCTCAACTCATTTCTCCTTCGGACGCGTGATCGCTTAAGAAGCCTCACCACCAACGACTCTGCCGCTGAAGACGGCGTTCTGATGTGGGATCGCTCCATCGAGCATCCGGTTGTTTCTCTGGATGGCGAGTGGGTTCCGCTTGGATATGGCGCGAACGAGCCGGGTCAGGGTTTTGGATACGGCGCGTTTCTGGACTTTAGTGACCAGACTTGCGCCACGGTTGATACGCCAACGGCAATCACTTTTGGAACAACAGCATATTCTAATGGAGTTGCGATAGGCTCTCCGACCAGCCGGATCGTGTTCACGAACGCCGGGAAGTATTACATCCACTTCACGGCCCAGCTTAATTCGCAGTCCGCCAGCGCAAAGACTTTCTGGTTTTGGCCGAGAATTAACGGCACAGACATTACCGGGTCAACCATGCGGATCACCCTGCACGACAATGACGAATCAAAGACGGTCGCGCGTGCTGCAATTTTTGAAGTAGCGGCAGGTGATTATCTGGAAGCCATGTTTGCTGTGGATGATCTAAATACATCGCTGGAAGCATACGCAGCAGAAACTTTCTGCCCTGCGGTTCCGTCCGTGACACTTATGGTGGTGAGCGTGTAATGGGCGCAGACGAAAAAATGCCGATCATGGATCAGCTAGTTTTTTGCAGAAACTGGATCGAATCTGCATTGCAATACTCTGGCGGAACGCACAGTTTTCAAGATATTGTTGACGGGGTGCTTTGCGGACACATGCAGCTTTGGGTCGGCGAATCTGGGTGCGCGGTCACGGAAATTTCGGTTTATCCGAAAAAGAAAGTTTTGCATGTATTCTTAGCGGCAGGAGACATGGATCAAATTATTGATTTCCAAGATTCTGCTATACAATTTGCCAAAATGAATGGATGCGATAGTATGACGATTGCAGGCCGTTCAGGCTGGAAACGAGTCTTAGACAAGCACGACTGGCACGAACAGTTTGTGGTTCTGGAAAGGGAGATTTAATCATGGGCGGCGGCGGCGGAAAAGGCGGAAGCCAAACACAGCAAACGCAAATCCCGCAGTGGATTGCAGACCCGGCATCACGAAATCTGGCTCGTGCCGAAGCGGCACAGAAAATCGGCTATATGCCGTATTACGGCCCAGACGTAGCAGCATTTACACCAATGCAAGAGGCGGCCATGAAGGCGAATATCGGCGCTGCCGAAGCCTTTGGGTTGGTCCAGCCGGGAACTGTTAGCCCAACAGCAGGGATGGGGCCGGGAACAGAATATGCTGGCGGCGTTCGTGGTTATGGCTCTAGCGGCCTTTATGAGCAGGCGCTTGCTGAAGCTGCCGGTAAAGATCCGGCTGCATTCCAGCAGTACGGCAAATTGTTTGTTTAAGGGGTAAGAAATGGGCGGATCATCTAGGCCAGCACCTCCACCGACTCAGACGGCTGATACAAACTGGGTGGTAAATCAAAACCCATCCATGCCTATGTATTCTGGCGGTTCTCCGAACCCAGCAGCCCCTTACAACACTCCAGCGGCTCCAAGCTCAAATATTTTCAGCGCTGCACAGCAGGGCATTACCGGTGCGGGCGCAGGCGCAGCAGCAGAAATGGGGTATCAGCCGGGGATGGTTCAGGCAGGGCAACTTGCTACTACTAGCATGACCCCGTACATGAATCCTTACACCGAGCAGGTGATTAAGGCGAATGAGGCTGACATCCTTCGCGGCGCTCAGATGGGCCTAAACGAACTGGGCGCACAGGCAACCGCAGCCAAGGCATTTGGCGGATCTCGTGAAGGCATCGCTCAAGCAGAACTTGGCCGCAATGTGCTACAGCAGTTGGCGCAGTCTTCCGCTGGTTTGCGTCAGGCAGGTTTCCAGCAGGCTCAGGGCGCAGCACAGCAGGATATTGCTAACGCATTAGCGGCGCAGCAGTTCAATGTTGGAAGCGGATTACAAGGCCAGCAGGCGCGTTTGTCAGCAGGCTCTCAGCTTGCCAACATTGCAAATCTTGGCTTTGGCATGGGTCAGACTGTTCAGCAAGGCTTGGCACAGCAAGGCGCAATGCAGCAAGGTTTGCAGCAAGCCCTTATCGACGCCGCCAAACAGCAGTACGCAGGCTACACAGGCGCTCCGCAGGCTTCTATCGGCTACGTTACGCAGGCTCTCGGC